GATGCTGTCGGAAGGAAGAGCAGACACAAGATCAGAAGCATTGCGTATTGCTCGTGCTAGATTTAATAATCTGAATAGTGATCAACGAACTGATCTAAACGAAAGATATAAATTAAAATACAATAATACTGGTGCTAACAGTATTGTCGAAGATGAAGCCTACTGGTTTATAGACGAATAAAAAAAGGGGGCAATTAAGCCCCCTCTTTCATAACAGATTAGTAACCCATATCATGACAAAACTATTACTATCTGTTATCTCCATCCCCTTGTAATCTATTCCTAGCTTTCCTATCTGCCAGTTTATCAAGATTACCTTCCATAATGCTGCCAAGATTCATGTTCACTTCCTTTGCAAGCATAGCGCAGTACCATAGGACATCTCCTAACTCTGCACCTATCTGATTCAGCTTATCATTGTATCCTTCAATATCAGCACCATCACGTATTAATTTCTTTACCTTATTAGCAATCTCACCAGCCTCACCAGTAAGCCCAAGAGTGATATACTCAAGGGCTTTTTCTTTTGGGAAGATGGCAGTTTCAGCAGCACGTATCTGGTATTCAGTGGCTGTAATACTACTCATCATTTGTCTCTCCTTCATCCAGTTGTTAGCTTCCTGCTCTAGCTTGTTCATTACTTTGTACCTCTTCTAGCTGCTCATAGTAAGCATCATTCCAACCCCGCTGCCACTCACGTGCTTGCATTGTATTTGGGTCAATAGCAGAACGATGTTCAAGGTATATATTTTTTGTACCTACTTTAGTAAGCTTACCACCCCGCTTAAAGGCATCATAGCCCCACTGGTATTGAATACGCAGTGGAGCATCGTACTTACTTAATCCATTACGCCTCAATTTCTTCTCCTTTTATTTGGTAGTTGAAAAGTTTAATTGCAGTCACTTTATCCATCTTGAACCATTCTCCCTTTCTGTCTTGAGCAAAGTGTTGAAAAATCTTATGCATCTCGCGTTCTTTCTTGTGACGATTATCTGTAGACATGGTAGCCACTACTTCGTAATCACGAAAGGGTGATGATGTCTGATAGCCATTCAACCGATCTTCAGCATTAACAGCCTTACCAACCTTTACCCAATCAGGCCAAGCAGAATTGGAGATGATATAAACCTCACCCTCATTAACGCTTTCAATCTTAGTGTGTGACCATGCATCGTCTAGTGATTTGTAACTACCCGGCTTGTGCAGCGGATGCTCTTTGGGGATGTACTTACCATTGACAAACATGCGTGTTACATTCTTACGTGCATGTGATTGCACACGTTCACGTTTACCGCTTGGGCGAATGTACCACCATTCACCGTCTTCAAAACGGGCTTCTCCACGTGTGTAATGCTCTAAGTCTACTTCTTTCTTTTTCAGTGTATCAAGCATCATCTTTCTCCTTTTTTTCTGTGGTAGGGAAATATTTAATAAGCATCTCTAACTTGTCGTGGTAGTTAGCTAGTTTCTCAAGTTCTAACTCTATGGTTTCCATTATATCCGAATGTTCGCCAATACCTACTGTGTTATTCATGTATACTTCTATATTTGCTTTGTGCTTATTTATGCCACCAACTAGATGGGAAGTCTGCGCATCAATTAGCATGTTTCTCATTTTCTTTCTCCTTCTCTTTTAGTTTTTTCCACTCCTCGTAACTAGGGTGGCTACGTGGGGGGTTGTACTGTACCCAACCATCCCCACGCTTCCATACCAACTTATCATTACGCTGCTTGGATGTCAACTATTTCACACACCCCTGCAGTACAGGCTAACTCACGCCCACCTGAAGTGGTATCCTCTTTTTCAAACTCTTGCAGCAATGACCAGTCTACATTCTTTGGCATCTTTGTCAAGAACTCTTTGTAGCTTTCTTCATCAATATCCTGATAAGGTGCTTGCTGATATGTATGCTCACTGAATGGCAGGAAGCTGATACCAGATACCTCATCAAAGTGTTCATACACCCAAGAGCCTACCGCCATCCACTCATTCTCTTTGACTGAGATAGTGACTGATGGTTTGTGTTCGCACCAATGACGCTGATAAGTAAGCCATAACTCAAGCTGCTCAATAGCATTCATCTGTGTCCTAGTGATTGCGCCAGAGGGTGACTTCATAGGGAAGCTGAACACTGTCGTGCTATCTGGCTTCATTACATCAGGCTCTGCTGGTATACCCTGTGACATAAGGAACTGTGTAAGTGGGTCTTTGTTATCGCCACGTACTGTACGAATGTAGTAAGGGTTATGCCGTGCGTGGATACCTGACGCTGCATCAGTAAGCTGAGACACAGTACCGCTAGGCTTGACACAAGTAACTGCAGTAGACTGTGGTATGTCAAGCTGCTTTGCCATAGCTGCATTAGTCTGCACTGCTGTATCACGTAATACTGCCAACATCACCTCAAGCGTATTGCCTGTTGTAGATGTCAGTTTGTTGTCCATGATGCCGGTCAATGATACACCAAGCAAGCGTTCTTCTTCTGTGTTCTTCTTCCACACATTACGTAGGTACTTAAAGTTAGTTAAGGTAGCTTGGAACGTACCCAGAATAGTAGCTAGGCGTACCTTTTCTTTGAGTGTATCTACTGTGTCACTCTCACGTACAACTACCTCTGACAGATTACAGAACTGGTATGGACGTAGGATAATCTCACTGCAAGGGTTACACCCGAAGTCGTGATCAGTTTCACGTCTACCATTCTTAGCAGCTTGCTTGATAGCTGACTGCCTGTTGAAGATACCACGTTCACCTGACTTGCTGTCGTACAGAGACAACCACTCACGCATGAATGTACCCATCTCAGGCTTAGTCTTGTACGCCACAGAGTTGTTAGCCAACGCACGTTGTCCTTCATTCTCCCACCACTGACCTGACTTGGCATGTGCCATCTGGTCATCATTTAGATTAGACAATGAAATCAATGCACTACGGCGTACACCACCTACGACTACCACTTCACCAATCTTACACATAATGTCGTGACACTCGATTGGGTAGAGCCTACGTCCTGCCGCACCCTTAAACTTCTGTACAACAAACTCAAACAACTCAACCAGAGGCTGTGGGCCTGATGCCCTACCGCCAAATGTCTTGAGGCGTTCACCTGCTGCACGTACTTCAGACACATCCCACTTGGGAATCTGTCCAGTATACAGCATAGCAATCAGTTCTTTGAGTGACTTAGCCCAACCCGGACGACTGTCGCCTACCTTGATTATGGTGTCTGTGTGATGGAAGTCTTCATTCACAATGGGTAGTTTCTCAATGCAATGACGTTCCACAGAGAAGCCTACACCTGTGCCACACATTAGGATGTACATAGTCTCATCAAACGCACGTGGGCTATCCACAGGTACGTATGAGCAGTTGTATCCACCTACGTGGCAGCGGTCTAGGGCTGGCCCTGAAGTCATCAATGCCCTCATGCTAGGCATGATAGCCTGACTAAGCACTGCCTCTTCTAGTTCACCCCTTAGTGAATCAGGAAGCTTATAACTAAAGTTAGCACCAAGATGCCCTTCCATATAATCAAAGTATCTAGTGACAGTTTCACTCCATGTCTCCCTTCGTTGTTCATTTTCTTTCCATCTTGCATATCGGGAAAGAGCAATAAAGTTTTGGTAGTCTGTTGGTAATTGGTTGCTTATCATTTCATTACTCCATAATAGTTCTAATGTTTCGTATGGTAGCACCTTCAATATCATAAAAGTATTCTTGGATGCTTTCCTCTATTTCTTCTCCAACCTGTCCATCTGCTGGAACAGGGTATTCTTCATCGTCAATATCTATGGTAATGAACATTTTAACTCTCATCATTTGCCATAACCTCTTCTCGTAGTTTTTCTAAATACCAATCAGCTTTATCTAAGTCTTCCAATGGTTTCAGTTTATAGTCAAATCTCCATAGATACTTCATTATATTACCCTGTAAATAATATTTAAAGTTAGGTCCAAGCATAGCTTGAATAGCAGCTATACATTCAATACCAGATTGATTGTAGTGTGGTGGACTATTGACCATATCAACACTGCCCCAAGGCCGTTTACCTGACTGTTCTGATTCTTCCATCAATTTCATATATGCTTCATGTCTACTCATGCTGAACCCCCTGTCTTTGTGTTAAAGGTAAGATGTACTACATTGCCATCGTAGGTTTTCTCTACCCCTACTTCTTCTTCTAAATCTATATCAATCTCATCCTCGTTGTCAATAACTTTGAGGACATACTCGTGAATAATATTTCTTATTTCTTCTACCTCTTCCATTACAGGGACGGCAGCACATAGCATTTTAGCAAAATGCATAACTTGATAATAGTCTTCGTCATCCAAAGGATTGTCAGGCATAGCCATTATGGATATATCAACTTCGCCTGTCCACCTACCATCATTATCAGCGAATGGCCTGACACGTATAAGTAAGTCTTCGTTTTGTATTTCTTTAGATAGCTTGTCAATCATTTTCATACTTATCTCCTTTTTACTTTTGTGCCGCCAAACTTAATAAACTTTGGATGCTTGTTTTTACCTTTTTCTTTTAGCCAATCTTCTGGAATGATGCGGTCATAATATCTAAACCCATGTTTGATGCACCAATCTGCATACGATGACTTAGCCCCTTTACTTAATTTAGCTTTACTGTTTGTAAACACAAACCGAATATCCAGTTTGGGATGTTGTTTCTTTATGGCTATATGCTTACGTCTATCTGCTGCCATGAACCTACCCTTTGTTTCGATTATAATACCGTTATCTAAAACAAAGTCTGGTGTATAGGTACGGTAGGCTAGGTCTTCCCATTCAATCTTAATACACTCATAATCGTATTTAATCTTATGTGTGTCAAGATAAATCGAAATGTTATGCTCTAGCCCACTACGATACCCATGTTTGATTGCTGCACGTTTTGCTTTATGCAGCAATTACATCTCCTATGTATGAGGTTACAGGCGGATTCTTTGCTTGCGATTTAACCGCTGCTCTTTCTGTTAAAGTAGGCCAACAATCAAAACGATAGCTACAAAACCTGCACCCATTGTTAAGTACTTGATTACCTGTCTCCTTACCTCTAAACTTCTCTGGTACTGGTTCAAAACATCTTTCAAATTTATTCTCCTTTACTGTTTTAACGGTCTTTTCTATTTTACCTATTTCTTCTTCTAAGTCAAGTCCTGTAGCTGGTACATATTTAAATGAGCCATTTGCTTTATTTACAACCCACCAACCACCGACTTTTTTACCAGATGCTTTTGCGTATCCAGCCAACTGCCCGACATATCCGAAACCATCACCTGCTGCGAGGGTGTCGTAAGAATCAAACTTGTTTCTGTATGACCAATCTGAAGCTGATTTAATATCATCGACAGCATCGTTAATGACAATATCATATGACCCATTAACAACAGTCCCGCTGCAGTCAAGGCTAACTTTTTCACTATCTTCATACTGTACCCCCGCTTCTTTAAGAACACCCTTGAAGACAGCCTCAACGATGTCTCCAAGCATCATGTTCATCATAAATGTATTTGGAAATGGTAACGCAACTTCTGGCTTATTCTTTTCGTACCAGAGTTGGCAAGTGGGACGACCTATATTCGACATTCGTAATTTAAAATCGCCCCTCTTTTTACCACTGCCAAACTGTCTGCGCATTGCATCAGCAACATCATTAGCTACTTGCTGAATGGTGTCATCAGAGATAGTGCTGTCACCTTTGACAGCATTCTCCATGTACTGATGTAATGCTAGTTCAGCAGGATGGTTCATTATGCCACCTCTTCTTCTACTTCAATATCAACCATTGTATCAACAACATCAACATCTTCATCGTCCATGTGTGAGTTAGCTTTTTCTGCCCACTTACTTACGATGTAGTCATTATAATTGTCAACCCAAGATAGGAAGTCACCGAACATTACTTGGTCTTCATCTGTAATATCAAGAGTACTTGACATATCCAGAGAAGCTACAGGCACGTAAAAAGATGCACCTGTTGGTATCTTTCGTTCAGAAGTATTAGCCGTGATCATATGCTGTACTGGAAGACGCTGCCTTTTTGCGAGGGTATTAAAACACGTACCCATTTCCTTAAATGCATCACGATTGTCTACTTCCCAAATGAATGGGGTAAGGGGAACATCGACAGGTTCACCTTTATCATTCATAGGATCAATCAATTCAACTGTACCAAGAATAACGCGAACACGTTTAATTGACTTGATTAATTCTTGCATCTTCTCTGGCAGAGCCTTGAAGTCCTTGACGTACCCCGCAGGTTTTCCGCAGTTGAAGCTTCCTTCATTATCTTTCAAGTCGATGTTCAGGTCATCAGCCATAATGCTTTTGATAAAGCGATTTGGTGACGATGCACCGCCGTTAACGTACCGCTTATACATGAAGCGTTGCAGGAACGTGCGAATCTTGACAGAAGTAGCATAGTAAGTCGGGCCATCTGGAATCTCCAACTTGTATGCACCGCCCTCAATAACTTCCACGTTTACCTTCTTGCCCTTTACTTCGGCGATACCCATAATAGGTGCGTGATTAATGCGAAGTCTAGCTAAAGAACTGGACTTACTTGAGGATTTAGCCTCATTAGCAATGCCCATAGCTTTAGCCATAGCTGCATAATTATTCGTGTTTATTGTTGTCAATTGTGTCATATATTATCTCCTTCCATAAGTGAATGAGCCATAGTTATATCAGGTTACATCCATAGTGTCAAGCCAATTCGGACCAATTTTTGCTTCTAAAAGTAGCGGCACATTAAAGTCAACACCCCAACGTGCAGCTATAAGTTGTGGTAGTACGTTATTGGTTTCATCTATGATGTTGATTACTTGAGATTCCTCATTTGGATGAACATCAATAACAATACTGTCGTGTACGGTGTTCACTATACACGACTGCATACCCTTTAGCAATTCATCTATGTGTAGTAAGGCTATTGGTACAATGTCTGCTGTAGCAAACGACTGCACAGGGTAATTTTTTATCTGCGTAAAGTGTGAGACACGTCCCGTAGACTTACGTACTACATCAGGAAATGCAAACTCTCTACCGCTAGGCGTAGTTATCTTTCTTGTATTCAGAGCCTCTTTAGCCAATCTGGAATGCCAATCTGCGACTCCTTGGTATTTTTCTGTAAAGTGTTTATAGTACTCTGCTTCCGCTTTTGTTCTGCCGTATCCTGTTGCGCCGTAGAGTGGTGCGAAGGTATGCGCTTTCGCATCCTGCCTATTCGTAGGCTGACCAGCATTGGTAATAACTTCAGCGGTATATGCATGTACATCAAATCCAGTAGATACTTCTTCAATAGCAACCTCATCTTGAGATAGGTAAGCAGCGGCACGAAACTCTAACTGTGCAAAGTCAGCTTCCATTACC